CAAACTTCATAAATAACTCTCTTTCAGAAGAGCATTTTATGTAAGTTACATCATTATCTTTATTATCAAAATCACCGAGACCAAATGTATGGTAATGACGATTTAATGAGTCAAAACAAGTAATAACATTGCAAGTATGTGTTGGGTCTTGAGGATTTGGAAACTCATCTGGTGAATATGTTTCGATGTCTAGAAATAATACCTTAATAGGATTATTGCTAAAATCTGGTGATTCATTTACTTGCCAGAATGTATCAATTAAATATTGCTGGACCGCAGGTTGGTTTTCAAATACTCTTTTTACACCTGTATCTTTAATATATTTGTACCTATCATACTGTGTACGGAAACTTTTCTTTATTAGTTTTGTACCAAAGATAGATTTATATTCACCATTACCTTCAACGTAAAGATATGGGTCGTATGATGTTGTTACTTTAATTCTTTTACCATCTTTATCCCAGGTAAATAAATTAATACATCTTTCATAAGGATCATAGTATATATTACGGTAACTCACCTGTTAATTATATAACAGTTCCTAATTATATCTACCTAAATTTATTCTTCTTTCGTCATTTACACCATACTGATAAAGCTCGACGTAACAATCAATATTTTTATCATCTTCCAACCAGCGGGTTTCAGCATATTGGGATGCTTTCTTGCAAATAGATTTATAACGCTTCCTATCTTGCAATGTATATTCAATTTGAGCAATCATTTCATCACCAGTTTTAAACTTGATTGGCGCATTCTCATAAGTGCATAAGTCTTGACAAGCAATTGGTAAACCTAGAGCACATGCTTCAATATATTTTAAATCAGATTTTGCACGATTGAATGTACTATCTTGTAAAGGTGCAACAATCATATTAACATTAAGATCATATAGTCCTTGACCATATTCATATAAGCGCTTCCATGGATGGAATTCTATTTTACCATTTTGAATTAAATCTCTTATCGGTAACGGGTGCGCTCCTAAAAATACCCATTGATATTTATCTACTGTACGACGAATAACATCATTAACATGTTCAAAATCGTCTCTAAATTTAGTTCTATTTTCGACATCAAAATGAGCCCCTGAACCGGCATATAATATACGTGGTTTTCTTTTATTTTTTTCATAACTTTCCATTGTACGGTTAAGGTCAGATTTACCGCCAATCCAGAATTTAGGCATAAAGTTTGGTATAACTGTTACATTTTTGTTATTTGTTTTTGATGCATAATAATCACGCATAAACGGGCAAGTAACTGTAATTTCGTCGCAAATTTCCATCATTTGCTGTGCAGATTGTCTTATTTTTGGGTCGGTAAATGCAGTTTTGTATTTATTATAATCGGGGATATCTTCATGGAAACATATATCATCAATCTCGTATATTAACCTAAAATTATTTTTATCAGCCATTTCCCTCAACCATTTTACAAATTGCAATTGTTGTGGTGTTGCTTGTCTTTGAATCCTTACAGCTTTTGTATTGGTGTAATATCTAGGATCTAAATTCATAACTGTTGTACCATGTACTACAGCTTTATTATGAGCATTCATAATTTGCTCAGGCCATATCATTCTCCAGTGACCGCAACCGCTATAGTCTGCGTAATAATTTAAAAATCTAGGTAATTCTGTTTCAGGGGGTCTCGTCTGCTGCGTTTTATTAGTATTTTGCATAGCAGGTGATACTGAATTAGGTCGCCCGGGTATATTAAGTTTAAATGGTGTATTACCTTGTATTAGCATATGATTATATATTATATATAAAATTTTATATATCAATCAACAAAGTTTATACGCTTTGTTATACCGTTCGATTTTTCAAGAAAAATTATATCACCTGTTGCAGCTTTGATACTCTCTTTTCTATGGCTAATAACAAATACACACTCATTATTTTTTTCTACCCGATTGTTTAATATACCGAGTACGAGATCTACACCCTTTTCATCTAAGCTACTATCAAATAATTCATCGTAAAAACTTAAATTATAATGTACATCTCCTTGAGCTTTTCTCATATCCATAAAAGAAAATAAGCATGCTAAGTCAATAGCTTTTCTTTCTGCACCAGAAAAGTTATTATATTGACATATTTTACCTTTTTCATTAACGATTTCTTCTTCAAAATATTCATTAAAAATACAAATACTATTACTATCTAATTCTTTAAGATAATGTGTAAGTTTAGAGTTAAAATTTCTTAATATTTTCTTAACAATATAACTCTTTACACCCTCTTCACTGACAATAAACTTTACTACATCTAATAAATCTAAACTTCGTTTTATACTGCTAATTTGCTCTGTTATATTTTTAATTTTTAATTCAAGTTCGGTAACATTGGTGTTATATGTACACATCTCTGTATCTATATTTTTAGTTTCTTCTTCAATTTCTGATATACATCTTACAATATATTCTATAGATTCTTTTAAATGTGATATACTATATTTCTTCTTTTCAATGTCAGATATTTTTACACTAATAATATTAATAGCTTCCTCCAATTTTACTATCTGGTTTTTAATGTGATTAAATTCTTCTAATAAAAGCTCTAGATTTGTCTTACTCGCATTAATACTATTTTTTAATTTTATTTTTTCATCTTCGATTATTTCATTATCATGGTCTTCAATAGATCTCAAACATACAGGACATGTTTCTTCATCAGTACCGATACGTTTAAACATTTCAGCACTACTTGTTATGGTATGTTTTAAAAGTAATATTTCTTCGTTTAATTTCTTTTTTTGTATTTTCTTTTCTTCAACTGTTTTAGTAAGTTGGTTATTTTTTTCAATAAGTGGTTTTTCATTTAAAGCTTCAATTGCTGTTATTTTTTCCTTTGCAACTTTTAAATCTTGCTTATGTTGATCTATTGAATTTTGTAATGTTTTTTTCTTTTTATTTTTATTATCTTCAAAACTTTCAACTTGCCTTTTTTGCGATTCTAAATAATTATTCGTCTCCTCTAAACGCGTTATATTAATATCAAAATCTCTTTTAATTTCAGATTGATCAGCTCTCAATTCAGATAGCATTTTTGAAAATACTTCAAGGTTAAAAATTCTTTCGATAAACTTACGTTTTTCATTTTTATTTTTAGCCATGAAAGGTATATGGTTATTAAGGGTCATAATAACACAATTCTGAAAAACTTCTTGCGATGATGATAATACCGTCTCAATATAATTACTTGTGTTTGATATCGTGTCTCTAGTTTTATCTACACCATTTTTATATATAGTACATTTTGATGGGCCTAATGTTCTAATTATATGGAAATCATTAACACCGTAATTAGGATCATTAACAGTAAAAAATAATTCAACAACCGTCTTATTACCGGTTAAATTGTTTGATATAAAATTTTTATTTATTTCTCTCAATGTTATACCAAATATTGCAAAATAAAGAGCATCTGCAATAGTCGATTTACCGACACCATTTCTACGATCTTCTTTATCTCTATTTATACCCGTCACAATATGTAGACCTTTTTTGAAGTCTACACATACACGTGTATCACCAACAGAAAGAAAATTCTGTATTTTTAATTCTTTAAATTCTACATATTTCATTATACTTTATCTATAGATTTTTTATATAAATCAGTGGTATATTTTATCACTTCACTTTTATTTTCAATATCAAGTAAATTTATAAATTCATTAACTGCTTCGATTATATCAATGCCCGATAAATCATATTCACCATCTTCACTAAATTTAACTTTATTGTAATTAACATCATAATCTATTCTAAGGTCACATGGTTTAAAACTCAACAATTTTGCTACTAATAGATCTAAATGTTCTGTATTAATATTTTTATCAATTATTAACTTTATAATATTATTTGATATTACAGTTTTAAAAAAATTATTAACATCTGTCTCAACAATTATTTTGGATAAGAAAACTTTAATATGTTTCGGTGTAACATCATTTGTATGGAAAGTATAATTTAAATCACTGGTATCTAAAATATAAAAACCTTTTACTTGACCAGAATCACCAAAATCCATTTCAAATGGGTTACCAACATATATAATTTTTGATTTATTACTAAAATACTTTTCATCTCTTGTATGGAAATGACCTGAAAATATAAGCGGTGCCTTTTCTATTAAAATGTCTGGGTCATCACCGTGATCACATACCTTATACGCATTCATTTTAAAATTTTCTAATTCAAAATGACCAATTATTACATCACTTTTCGGTATATCATCAATTTTTATACCCCATGGGCAAAAAGTAAATGCACGGTCATTAATATATTCCGTATAAATTTTATCACATACATTTAAATTCGGTATACCTTTAAAAATTGATAAACTATTAATTTCACTTGTATCTTTATACCACGCGTCATGATTACCGGTAATCATAATGATATTAAAATCTTTAAATTTATTTAAAAAATCTTTAGCAAAATTGAGAGTTTTAACACTAATTTCATCTCTATAATGAAAGAAATCACCACCAAAAATAATATCAGTTATATTATGTGACTTCAATTCACTAATATACCAATCAGCCCATTTATTAGCAACGCTTAACCAAAAATCACTATTTTGGTGCACACCTAAATGAAGATCTGAAAAAATTGCAATTTTTTTATGGTCCATTATTCGCTATAATCTATATCATCTGAATTCGGTTTAACATAAACCATCCCATCAGTGGCATTAGACATCTCTTCTTCATATATTTTTTCTTTATATTCAGATAATGTATTAGCATGTTTTTTTTCTTTCTTTATTCTGTTAATAAACGCATGAAAGGCAATAGTTGTAAAATATGAAAAGGGGTTATATTCTGAATCAATATCAAATTTTTTATTTGTAACAGCAGTATACATTTTTACTAAAGCATCTCCTACCATTTCATCACGGTATGTGTAATTAATAAAATTTGATTTATAACTTAAACCATGCGCAATTTTTTGAATCATATCACCTAATGCAGATGTACACTTTTCAGTTTTATAAAAATTTATCAATTCCTGTTTAAACTCTGGAGGATTTACATAAAATTCATTAATTTTAGGTTTCGGTCCTCTTTTTTTACCGGTTGGTTTTAAATTAGCCATAACTTAATTGTAGTATAAAACATGTTAAATTTCAACTATTTCAGTAGTTTTATAATTAATTTTTTCGTATTTATAAATGTTCTCTCTTTTTTCACCATGTTTTATACCATATTTTAAATTATCAACAATATCTATAATAACAAGTTTATCTTTATTATCATGTAATCTTAAACCTCTACCTATAGATTGAATTGTTCTAACAAAACTCTTACCACCACTAGCAAATATAATCATATGTATATTTTTAATATTAATACCAGTACTAAAAATTGAACTCATTGCAATACATACAACATTATTATTAGTTTCCATTATCTTTTTAATTTCGTCTCTAACCTCAACTTCCATTTCACCTTTTACAAAAAATACCTGCTTATCTTTATGTTTAATTAACTCATCATATAAAGCATCTCCATGTATTAAATGGTTTACAAGAACAAGGGAATTATTTTTAAATTTTGTACAAAGGTTCGTTATTATATTATTCCTAAATTTATTGGCATATATAAAATCTAATTCTGTTTTATATGGGTTTTGATTTTTTACTGATTTAGGTTGTTTGTTATATTTTATTTTTAAAAAGCTAACATTAACTGTTGTTAAATAGTTTTCTTCTCTTAAAGAGTGGCTATCTTTATCATAAATTACATTTCCTAATTTACCTAAAATATTCCATTCATCCACCTTATTATCAGGTAACGTACCTGTTAATCCAAATTTATTATTTGTATTGATGGAACAAACCATTTTATTAATTTTATTACTCTTTTTCAATTTATGACATTCATCAATAACAAGTATATCAACGTATTTTAAAAAATCATAATCATCAAACCGGCTCTGTAAAATACCTAAATTAGCAATTATTACATTTGCTGTTAAATCAGGTTTAATTTTACCTGTCCATCTGGTTGTTTTAAATAAGACATTATATTCTTCAAAGTCTGAATATGTTTGATTAACTAAAGATAAATCAGGTACTATTATTAAGCATTTAAAATTTTTATTAACAGTAAAAACACTCATGAGTAAAGACGCAATTGTTAAGGTTTTACCTGCACCTGTACCCATCTTAAGAACACCTCTACCACTATTGAGAGCTTTAAGCAATGCTTGCTTTTGATAGTCTCTCAATTCATGCTTTAAGTTGTCATACACTCTACATTCACCTAAACCGGGTTTCACTAACTCTAAAATACCGTCACCGACAATTATTTGTTCATTAGGTCTTTCCTTTTTAATATATGTTAAGATATCAAAAAACATACCATATTCGAATAACCCGGTAGGTGTTATACAATATACGCGTGAAGGTACAGCAAAACGACTACGGCCTCTTAACCTAAAGCGAGCTGTTTCATCTTTTACACTAAAATGTTCTCTTATAGATTCAAACTCATTACATTTTAGACGGATTTTATTTTTTTCCAATGTAAACTCTATCATAACTGCTCCATTTGCATAATTTTAACTATATTTGATATATCAAAACTTACACTACTAAAAATCTTCTCAGTCTTTTCTAAAAACTCAATAATTAAAGTTTCGTTGTTTATTTTTTCATTTATTTGAACCATACTAATATGATTAATACTAGCTTTTTCAGCAACTGGTATAGTTATTTTTATAGGGCTTTGCTCTAGAAGCTCTTTTACAACTTTCTTTTTAATTTCAGATTTTTCTTTTTCCAAATTATATAATTCCTTTTTATGTTTAATAAGTCTACTTACCCAGTAATGTTTTCTTGCAGGTGTCTTCA